CCACCCGCGACAGCAGTTAACGAAACGGCGGATTCATCAGTACCTTGGTTATTTACAACCTTTATGGTTTCCAATGTACCTACGTTGGTTTCTAGTTTAATTGCTTCACTCACATTATCTTTTGTATTTATAATAACTTTACCTGCAGTTAGTTGAGTGTTTTTATTGGTAGCAGCATTAATATCAATACCACCCGACGAACTTTCCAATGCAATAGCCCAAGGACTAGTTCCTTGTGTATTTAAAACAGAAATTGTTTCATTTTCTCCATTATTGGTTTCTAACTTGATTGCATCAGCAACATTTTGTTCGGCCAATAAATTGATGTGTCCTCCTAATACATTTATATCACCTATACCTTTGCTATTAATAGTAATTCCTATATTTTCATCATTTCCAAGTGCGCTAATATAAATAGGGTCATTTTTTGCCGCATTTGTTATTTTCAAAGCATATTCCGCATATTTTGTTGATTCTAAAGCAAGCATATTATATCCATTATTATCCGTAATATAACCAAAATCTCTTCCAAATGAATATTCTAAAGAATTAATTTCACCTTTATTACCATATATAACTGCTTTATTATTAACAATATCAGTACTAGCGCCTGTTAAATAATTTAATTCTGTAGTAGACGTACTACTAACATTTACTTTACCATATGTGTCACCTACTAAAACGCGATTTGGTGTTAAATTTACATTTACAACCGAACTAGCACCACCTGTAATTAATTTTTGTCTATTATTTATTAGATTTACTATATTACTTGCAAAATTAACATCATCATTTAAATTAAAAGATAGTTCATTTAAAGTATTTAATGAGTTAGGTGCTACATTAATTAAATACGTTAACTCATTTTGTACATATTCAGTTGTAGCCATTCGTGTTGTTCTATCACCAATACTAGGAGTAGGTCCACTGATAAAACCATTACAAATAATATGTTTATTTACGTATAATTCATCAGTTACCGTAATGCCTTTAACAAACAGTTTTTCTTTAATAATTAATTTATTACCAACAGTAACTCCTTTTACAAATAATTTGTCTTTAATAACAAAATCATTCAATGCAAATCCTCTTTCTTCAAATACTGTTGGACTTACAAAATGAATTCGTGGATCATTCGTGGATGATGTTTCCATTATGTATATAATACATAAATTATAAAAATATAATATGTTAAATTTAATGAAAATTAATTATATTTTTATATTAATGGTTATTCAATACTTATGTTTATCAATGTTATTAATACTGTGTGGTCATTTTATTTACGAATATCATATAAAATATTATAAACAACCTAAACAACTAAATATATACAATAATATAAATAAAGAATATTTAAAAGTAGCAGATGATTTATCTAATGAACAATATAACAGAGATAAAATGAAAACAGATTTAAAAGAATATATAAAGACATGTGTGTAAAATTATATAAATGGATAGAATACATAAAAAATTCCCACAATTTGAACTTTCCTATGAAAATATAAAACATAGTAAAGTTCCTTTTCGTAATAGCACATTATATTTAGCTGTACCAATAGGGAAAAAATTTTTTGTATGGTTTACCTATATAGATGATAAAAATGTATGTTTATTATTAGAACTTAATCGTTATAAAAATGAATATACTATAAAAAATATGTTTCCTATTTCTGCATCATTTAGTAGTGATTTATCCTTAGGTACTATATTATATGGTACTTATATACTACATGAAGGTATAAAGGTATTTGTATTAGAAAATATTTATTATTATAAAGGAAAAAATGTTTCACAATATGCTTTAACAAAAAAGATGACAATGTTTTCTTTATTTTTCACTCGAGACATAGTACAAACCATATATCATTCTTCCCAACTGTTATTTACAATGCCATATTTCCGAGAATCTTTAAATGAATATAAAAATGAATTACATACGGTACCATACCGTATATATATGACACAATTACGTTCTTTGACAAATTATTCCGTTTTTACAAATTATTCAGATAAAAGTATATATGAGAGTAAAGAAAAAACATTGTTAGTACAACCCTGTATACAAAATGATATATATGAATTATATGAAAAAGATAAACAAGCATTAAAATATGTAGGATTAGCGTGTATTAATAATTATAAAACAAGTGTATTACTAAACAGTTTATTTAGATCAATAAAAGAAAATATTGATTTAGATACATTAGAGTTAAGTGATAGTGAGGATGAATTTGAGAATATTAATGAAGATAAGTATGTAGATTTAAATAAAAAAATTATTATGAAATGTAAATATAATACTACATTTAAATTATGGGAACCAATTTCAGTTGTAGATATAAATCCTTCTCATTTTATTAATACTACTTAAGATTTAACTGCATTTTCAATATTGCATATCACATCATTAATTATTTCAGGAATTATACTTTCTGTTATAGTTTTTACATTATTAGATGAATTATTTATATGATGTTTAATTTGTGAATAGAATAATTGTATTTTATCTTTAAATTTAGATAATAATTCTATATGATATTTATGGTATACTGTTATATATGATTTATACAAATCATTACTATTTAAAATGTTATTATTGATGTAAGTAATATTAATTATATAATTATCTATATTCATTCCTAAATCAATATCTTTTTTATGTTCGTTAATATTATTAATATTTTCATTATATAATTCCTTTACTGTTTTAATAATAATAATTATATCTTGGTGTAATTGATTAATTAAATCAAATTCATATATCTTATATGGTTCTAGGTCTTTATAAACAGGATATCTATCTATATGTGTAAGTTCGTTTATTTTATTATATTGTGTAGAAGACAGTTGTTTTTTTAAAGATTGTTCTATTAAAATGTATAGTTTATAGTAATCACCATATATGCGATTATCAATATAATGATATAATTTTAATAGTTGATCATATTCTAATTCAATTACTTTATTTTGAAAATGAAAAGAATCAAGACCAAAAAAATGTGATGTTTCTTGTTTTATATATTCCATATAATAGTTTTTAACATTTGTTTTAATATGTATAATATTGTTTATACATTGTTTAATATCTAACCTAATTTTTTTTAGTGTATCAAAATTCTTCGAAATAATATCCATTATATAAATATAATGGATGATAAAAAAAATAACGCTTCGATTAATTCTATGAATAAAAAAGCCACTGTATGGACTAAAGAACATGAAAAAATATTAATAGATTGGGGTGATAAAGCAATGTGTTATAGATGGTTACATGCAAAAAGTCATAACAATTATACTAGAGTAAATACATTATTTACAATACCAGTAATTATAATGAGTACATTAACTGGTACCGCTAATTTCGCTCAAGATCGTGTTCCTGAAGATTATCGTGGATATTATTCCATGAGTATAGGTTTTGTAAATATTTTAGCAGGAATTATAACAACTATTCAGCAATTTTTAAAAATAACGGAATTAAACGAAGCACATCGTGTTAGTTCTATATCATGGGATAAATTTTATCGTAAAATCCGTGTAGAATTATCTAAACCTCCTGATGAACGACAAACTGTATATGATTTTTTAAAAGCATGTACGGAAGAATTTGATCGTTTAATGGAAATAAGTCCTACTATACAAAAAGATGTAATTATATTATTTAATACTACATTTAATCATAGCAATTTAGATGATAATAAGAAAAAAATGTTCGAGCAATTAAAGAAACCTGAAATATGTGATGCATTAGAATCTATAGAATTAGTTGTATATAAACCAGACCAAAATGAAGTGCGAAAAACAAATTATAAACAATTAGTAAATGAAGTTGTAATGAATATACATCAAGTATCAGAAGAAGAAGCAGAAGTTATGAAATTTAAAATTATAGATAATTTTATAAATAACTTTAAAGAAGAAATGTCGAGACGACCTACTAAACAAGAAATATTAAATAATGTAGAATCAGGTGAATTACATATTGACGAACAAACCATAACTAATTATTTAGCGAAACATGATAATATAATTGAAGACACTGTGTAATATTATCTATCTATATAATATAATGACTCAAACTGCAAAAGAGAAACTAAAACAACAATTAGAGTTAATGCTTAAAAATCAACAAGGAGGTAAAAGAAAAACCCAAAAAAAAAATAAAAAACGCAGAAGAACATATAAGAAAAAACAATCAAAAAATAAAAGTTTAATGCATGAATTAAAACGATTATTCAAATTATAATTATAAATATAATTTCTATGATATTATATTTATCTAGAATATTTACCTGCTCTTGCAAAAGAATCTACTATAAATATTACAAATACTCCTAAAAAACAATAAAGTATCATTTCTTCATGAACTGTTCCTGTTTTTTCATTTTTTTGTTCTTCTAATAAATAAATCATATAATTAATACGTTCCATCATTTCTTCGTTACCTGAACTAGGTTGACCGCCAGGAATTGTAGTATAAGGTACATAAGATTCTTGTAAAGTTGAAAATTCTTCTTTAGTTGAAACGCATTCATCTGTTTTACTTGGTTGAGGTACAGCAGTACTAGGAAATGTAGATGGGTTATTAGTTCTAGTTAAAGGAGTATCATTTTCAAGAACATCATTAGTAGATATCTTAGGAGGTTCTAATAAATTAGGTAAATCATCTTCATCATCATCTCCTGGACTAAGTTGATTATATAATTTTTCTGTTTCAGCACTAGTTATTTTTCTTTTACCATTCATAGTGTGCTTATTGTCTTTTATTTTATTTAAATTTTCATTTGATTTTATTTCCGAAAAACCTAAAGAGCTTGCCATACTTATAAAAATATAATATTAAATTTTTAAGAACTATACTGAAAATTATATCTTAATCTAATATAGTATGAAATTTAATATAATTTTATTATGCATATTTACAATCCTACTCTTTATGAGTCCTAATTTAAAGTTATTTTTTAATACTTATTTAGGAAAAACATTATTTATACTATTAACTGTATATTTCTTTTATCAATCTCCTATAATTGGAATTGTTTTTATTATACTTTTCATGTTTATAAAAGACCGCTCTATGATTTCTATTCCATTAGACATTACATATAAAACAAAATCACAAACACCTATTACACCTATATCTGAAAATGTAACACATGAAACGGGATTAGAATTATTATCAAAAGAAGTATTTTTACAAGCAAAAGATTCTAATAGATATAGTATGATACAAGGTTCTCCAAAAATATGTCAAGATAATGATATTTTATGTTTATATGAAAATGATCCTAAAGCATTTGGAACTGATTATTCTACTAAAAAATTTATCTAAAGTTATGTAAACTATGAAATTAAATTTAAACAAACCTTTAGTATTTATACTGTGTCTATTTATATTTATTATTGCATTATCAGTTTATAATGAAAATGGTAAAGAAGGTTTTGTTGTTGATGCGGTAACTAATATGGTAAAAAGACGTATCAATAAACGTTATCGCCCTCTTCGTAAAAATTTAATGAAACATAAAAATAATTTAATGGAAGATTTTGAAAAAATGGTAAATGATATGACTAAAAAATAAATTATATTCTTATAATAATAAGAATATAATGGTACTAAAATCGTTTTTAGGACAATTTCATAAAAATATAATGTCTCTTAATGAAAATAAATTTTTTATAGGGATTTTAGTATTAGTATTAAATGTTTTCTCTAAATATATTGAAATTAAATTAACTAAAACTCAAGAAGCTTATTTTAAAAATAATTTTATACGACAATTATTTATTTTCGCTGTGGTTTGGAGCGGTACACGTGATATTTATATTTCACTTGTTATGACTGCGGTTTTTATAGTATTGGCAGATCATTTATTTAATGAAGAAAGTAAGTTTTGCGTTATACCACAGTATTGGTCTAGTAAAATGAAACAAGTTATAGATACCGACGGTGATGGAAAATTAAGCGATGAAGAAATAGAACACGCTATTCATATATTGCAACGAGCAAAACAAGATAATTTAAATAATCAACAAAATTCACATTATGTATCTTTTATGAATAGAATATCATAAATTGATAACAATATTTACCATTTAATCATAATATAATCCATATATCATGACTAATTATATTATACTAGATGGCAGTTATTACTGCTTTTATCGTTACCATGCACTTAAACAATGGTGGGGATTTGCCAGAAAAGAACTTGTATTAGAAAAGCATCATGATGAATTTTTGGAAAAATATCGTGACGTATTTGTATCAAAACTATTAGAAATACCCAAATCATTTAAATTAAAAGATTATACATTTGTGCTTGGAAAAGATTGTCCTAGAAAAGATATTTGGCGTATGGAATTATTTCCCGATTATAAAGGAAATCGCAATTCTCAACAAGATGAATTACTTAGAAAATGTTTTCGACTCATATATTCTGAAAACCTGTTCGAAGAAGGAGGTATCGAAAAAACTCTTTATCATCCACGATTAGAAGCGGATGATGTTATTGCTTTATATACAACCCAATTGCGACAAAATGAACCAGAATCCTTTATACATATAATAACAAGCGATACTGATTATATACAATTGTTACAAGATAATGTAGAAATACATACTTTAAATGGAACATTGTTACGAGATAGTAAGCAATTTGATGGTAATGTCGAAAAATATTTGTTTTGTAAATGTTTAATGGGTGATAAATCAGACAATATTCCTTCCGCGTTTAATAAATGTGGTTATAAAACTGCTGAAAAATGTTGGAATAAACCAGAATTTTTAAAAAAAAAAATAAATACACCGGAAGAACATAAACAATATGTATTAAATAAAACTTTAATTGATTTTACTAATATTCCATCTGAATATACTATATAAATATTAATTATGAATACTATAATATATTTTTATATATTATAATGGTGGCACTAAAACAACGTATTCGACGCGATTGTATGTTGTATTATTATCAAGGACAGTTATTTAATAAGCAAATAAAAATTGGTTTTCGAAATATAAAAGCTGTTGGAGAAGGTGATGTAGTAAATGATACACTAAATGGAGTTATTGATATAATATATGACGGTATGATAACTACAAATCAATTCAATGCTATATGGGATTATGATAATAAATATTTTCAATTAAATACTCCTGGTGTAATAGGTACATTATCCACTTCTCCTGTATTAAGATTTGTAATGCAAGATTTTGGAGGATTAACTGGTAGAATATTAGTAACAAATAATAAAAAAAATCCGGTTAAACAAACTTTAGTAATTAATCCTCCTTGTGGACCTGTTGATTATATATGGAGTGGTACCAAACAATTAAATGAACCTTTTTTTCTTAGTTGTGGACAATCTCTTACTATTAATCCAGGTACACAAATTATATGTAATAAAGGAATGACATTTGAAACAACAGGTATGTTAATAATTCAACAAGGTGCAACATTTAAAGCAAATGGTACAAAAATATCTCCTATAGTTTTTAAAGCAAAAGATTTAGAAGAAAATTCTATTGCAAAAGGTCGGTGGGGAGGTATTGTTGTATTAGGCGAAGATACTGATGAAGATATAGTAAATGGTTTTAATAAAGACGACAGTTTATCTAAATATGAAGAACGTTTCACATATGGTAAACATTTTTCTAATTATGCTGATGACATGACGTATACTAAAACATTTAGAGGAGAAACAAAAATACAAATGAAATATATTACTATAAAAAATTGTGGTTATGCGTTAGACACAAATAACGGTATAGGTGCCTTATCATTATATGGTATATCTGACCTTAATGAAAACAGTATATCCAATATACAAATATTACATACTGACTATAATGGAATTCATATAGTAGGTGGTTCATTGTCAATGAATGATATAGTAGTTAAAAATAGTCACAATAATAATATAAACATTTCAAAATCTTATATGGGAGTACTTAGTAATACAGTATTACTAGAGAGAGGTAATTTGTTTATCAATATAGAAAATTCTACACCGCCAATTTATGCAATGTTCAATGCAAAAGCGGACGAACCTCTTATACAAGGTGAAACATGGGTAAATAATGATAATAATGAAATTACATTATTAGACAATGATTTTGATAATACTATACTTATCTGGGGTTCTATTTATGAAACCGATACTCGTAATACTAATCTTGTTGCTATTTGGTCGAACACTGTATTACTTGACAAACCTTATTTTGTAAAACAAGGTCAAACTCTTACTATAGAACCTGGAACAGTTATAAAATGTAAAAAAGGAACTGAATTTGAAAATACAGGTATGCTAATAGTAGAACAGGGCGGTACATTAAACGCTATTGGTAGTAATACTCATCCTATTTTATTTATATCAAAAAATGACCCTGAATTTTCCAATGCAACCGGTAGTTGGGGAGGAATTATATTATTAGGAGAAGAAGCGGCATTAAATACTATACCAGGGTTTTCAAATGTAGGTTCAAATTTAAATTTAACTTATAGCGAGAAAATGAGTTATGGTAAATTAAATAAAGGTAACACGACCATACAAATAGAACATATTGTCATTAGACATTCAGGACAAGAAATTTCACCTGGATATAAATGTGGTGGTTTAGTTGCATGTGGTATAGCAAAAAATTCTACTAATTTTATTAATAATATTCAAATATTATATTCTAATAATAACGGATTAGAGTTACTAAATGGTTCTATTTCTATCACAAATCTTGTTGTAAATAACTGTAAAAACGCCAATATTTTTGTAAATGAAGGATATGAAGGTATCCTTACTAACGTTATAACCATTAATAAAGGAAATTATTTTATAGAAGGTGGGTCAAGTGTTATACCTAGTTACATTACCCTTCAAATAAAAACAGACGCACAATTGGTTGAAAATGTAAATTGGAGAAATTTGAATAATGTAAATATATCCTTTTTAAATAATATTGCTTTTAATGATATGGAAAATAAATTCGCACATATTACAAATGCTGATATCAATACCTCATATGTTGGTAAAAATATTTTAAATCATATTCGTAATAAAGGTAAAATCACTATTGGTATTAATGAATTTCTTAAAGGATTCGGTTTTAAATATTCTCTTACTGATTTTGTTGGATTTTATGCAACATTCGGTAAAATACTTGCCGATGTTATAGGTGTATCAAGTGAATTTATTGCTGTTAGTGAATCAGATGCTTTTACAAAATTAGAAGACCGAGAAATCGATATATTATGTAGAAACACTGAAATTAATATGGAACTAGAAAATACAGCGCGTTCACCTATTACTTGGTTTTATGACGGTCAAGGATTTATGGTAAAAAAATCACTAGGTTTAAATTCTATTAATGATATTGTAACTACTACTAATCCTATTAATATTGGAGTAATTGATAATACTAGTGATGAATATAATGTCATTCATAAACAAACTAATAGTAATAGTAATATAACTATACAAATATATAATAATGCTAATTCATTAGAAGAAGGTATACTAAATAATACATTACATGTAATTACCGCAAATAAAAGTGTATTAGGTTCAATATATGCAACTTTAAATAACGCCGAACAAGATACTGTTTCTATATTAGAAGAAACACTTAATACCAAACCATGTGGACCTTATATTATGCATAATGAATCTGAATTAGAAACAATAGTTTTATTTGTTTATAATGTATTAATTGCGGCAGATAAATATGGATTAACCTCTTTAAATATAGATGACGCAATGATAGATAATGGTCATGTAGGTAAAGCATTCCTAGATAAAGATATTTATTACAAAAATTTATTATATCTCAATAAGAGTATATACAATATAATAAAAGAATATGGCTCTTATTCCGAACTATATTGTAAATATGTAAAAGAAGTTGGATTAACTATTGATTATAACAAAAATTTTCTTACTAATGGTTTATTAATTAGTGGTAGTTTCTAAATATCTAAACTAATGGTATTAGAATTTTCTGATTTATTACGACGTTTTGATTTACCTGATTTACCTATATCCATGTCAGCATGCATCTCTTTTAATTCTTGAATACTAATTGTACTTGATTCATCTGGTTTAACACTTACCTTTTTTGTTTTTAATCCTTCTAATATATTAGATATGTCAGGCGATTGGGAGTTTGTTGATGGACCTGTCATATCTGCTCTAGGACGTCTCTTTGTTTGTTCTGGACCCTTTGATACTGATGCAAATCCAGATTTTCCACTAATACCTTGATTTGCATCAGGATCCATAGAATTATGCATGTTATTACGTGATGGTGGTGACATATTTTTTGTCTTCATTGGAGGTGGAGGTTCCTTTGCGTCCATCATATTATTCATAAAATCAGAAAAACCTGGATTTTGGTCTCCCATAGAATTCACCGCTGCTTGTGTAAACTGTTGTGCTAATATAGGATTTTGTCTCATAATATCATCCATTCCAGGCATGGCAGATTTAAACATAGTATTTGTCATATGTAACATAAGAGCACTACCCCCTAATTGAAATAATAACTTAATTTCAGGTGCCATTTTTGCTTTGGATTTGTATTTATCATGTAATTCACCAAATATTTCATCATAATCATCTATATTTTCATTAATTTGTTCCGCCCAACCATCTAATTTAAAATCGAAAGGATCAAATTTATTATTTAAAAACTCTATTCCTGTTATACACGCCATCAACATTTTACCTTGAAATTGTACGGCATTCTTTTTCTCTTTTTCACTCATCAATGTTTCATATTCTCCTTGCATTTCAGGTAACGAAGATTCCATTGTGTATTGTTTAGTTAATGTAGCACCTTTTTTTTCTAATGTTTCTAATTTTCTTAAATATTCAAATTTTGTTTTCAATAATTCTTCTTTTGACATTTCTGGTGTGGTAGAAGGACTTGTTTTATCAGGATCTATAGGTACGTTATTAAATTTACTATATCCATCCCACGTTTTTGCTGAACCATTTATATCATTTATAGTTGATTTACCTAATCCAGATTCATTAATTGGTTTGGGTTCTTCAAATGAAACAGCCTTAGGACTCAATACTTCTATCTTTTTATTATCATTTGTAGGGAATATATTTATCGTATCCCTATTTACATTGTCATTTACTGTAACATCTTCTACTATATTTGTTGTTTTTACTTCTACTGAAGTAGTAAGATTATTTAATTCATCTTCTAAATTGGTTAAATCGCTAATATTAATATCACTAGTAGGACTTTTTGTACCATCTTTTTTTTTATCGTTCATAAGTAATTCAATACCACCTCCAAAATTAACAGAAGGTGATGAAATATTTATTTCTTTTGGTGATGGTGATGATGAACCTATTTCTATAATATCTGGATTATTCATTATGAATTAAATAGAACTTATAATTTTAAGTATTCCGCATTTAATATATTGTTTTCTATATACCATATTCCTTGCAAAAAACCATCTGCTAAATCATCTTTTTTTTTATGATGCATAAAATGAGACTTCCAACTACTTAATTCTTCGTGTGTATCTAGACTTTGTTTTGTAACATCTATACCTTTTTTTTTACGTTCAGCATACTTACTGCTTTTTTCTATGAATCGTTTTAATTTATTCATTGCTGATACAAATTCTATTTTATATTGATTTTTCATAATAAAATATTGCGTAACCATACCTTGAATGCATTTCATTCTAGGCGCTATATTACCTAATTGATTTTCTATTAATATTGTATCTATAGTATAGTTTTTAAATCTTTCATCATATTTGGTTTGAATGGTTTTTCCTAAAGTTACAAGATCATATTCTTTTGTAGTACATTTTTTTATAGGTACCCACATTTTTGTATCTTTTATTTGTTTAATGTCTTTTAATAAAACTGTCTTGTTTTTAGTATTACATTCTAAATTTACTTGCGGATTAATCTTTTGATAATGTTCTACTATCTTTATTAATTCTGGTAATGATTTCTTAGATAACTTTTCTAAAGGATATTCTTTTGACATTAAACAATAAGGTTGTTTGCGTATATGAATTTTACAATAACTACCTTCAGGACATTCATAGGATGCTTTTTTACCACATATTTGACATTTAGGTGGTTCTTCATTTGTTAAATTGATTACTTCCCAATCTATTATAGTAACCTTATTATTTTCTAAATGTAAAAGACAATGTGCTAAATGTTTTATACCAATATCAATTGATAGGATATTCATTGATATGGGTTAGTTAAAATATTTTTAAATCATATCACGCAAATTTATTGCGATCATTCATTTTTAAATAGTCTTCTTGTGTTAAACTAGGTAATTGACTGTTGCGATTTAATTGTTCTCTACTTAAATACGTTTCTTTTAAATCACTATTTTCATATCCATAGGGTTGTGTTGAATCACTACACGATTGATATAAATAAGGTGTATTACTTGTTTTTGTAGATTGTTGAATATTCAAACAATTACAGCATCCACCACACGCTGTTAATTGATTTTGTTTTATAATATTATCAGCATTTTTCGTAAGAAATGCTCTATAATCAGAATTACTTTTAATGTTATATTTTTTAATTATATCATTGTTAATTCTAGCATTAGGTTGCCACGATGAATAATTACGTCCATCATTCATAATAGGCGGAAAATCAAAATGAATATTATTACTTCCATTACTACAAGTACCCCAGTTCATTATACTACATTAAGATAATAAAAACTCAATTAATTCATTTTTCTTTTTTCCGCTTGTTTTTCCTCCTCTGTTATTTACCAATTCCTTTAATTCTTTTACTGTCATTTTTTCAAAATGTTGATCTGAAGATATATCTAAAGCTTCTATTTGTATTGATTTTACACCTGTTATATCTAATTCACTTAATGTTATATCTGTTGGTTCTAATTCACTTAATGTTATATCTGTTGGTTCTAATTCACTTACTTCTACATCAGTTACTTCTACATCAGTTACTTCTACATCATCGGGTTCTACATCAGTTACTTCTACTTCATCTGGTTCTACTTCATCTGGTTCTAGTTTTGTTATGTTTATACTATGAGGTGACACATTTATTAAGTTACGTCCACTATCATTGTTGCTATCATTGTCGCTATCATTGTTGCTATCATTGTCGCTATCATTGTCGCTATCATTGTCGCTATCATTGTCGCTATCACTATCCTCCTCACTATCAGATTCTTGATAATTTTCATCCTCCGATACAACAATTTTATTGTTACTAGAATTAATATCTAATTGAATAACTTCATTTGCAGACGTAGTTTGGTTATTCTGTTTTAATATATTTACTTCATTTACTAAAGATTGTACTAATTTAAACATTGCATCTACTTTTGTATCTAATTTAGTTTTAATAGTTCTTACATAAAACGTAGTGGCTAATACTATAGTCATAACTATTCCTAAATATACGTATATAATAGAAGAGTTCATTTAGTACTTTAATATAAAAATATCTATATATTTAACCGCATTTAAGTATTAAATAATTTATTTAAAAAATTATCTATAAATGCATTTTTATGTATACTAGTAGAACTATCACAATGCATTGTAAGATCAGGAAATTCATTTGCTTCTATTATAACTCCATCAATATGATATGGAGTCATTAAATTTTTTGTCATATAATCTATACCTGTAAGATTAATATTTAATGCTTGTGCTGCTTTTTTAAACATTTCTATATTATCAGGATGTACTTGAGTTAGAGGAACATTATATATAGGTGCACCATTGTGATAATTATTGACTTTAGATACTATAATTTTTTCATTAGCAGGTATGACAGTATCTAAATCAACGTTTTGCGACTTTATATAAGGAATATCTATTTCATGAATTTTATGTTTACTTTGTTTATGATTTTTAATTAAATTTTTTAAAGTAGATTTTCCATTTCCTAATACATAAGGATTATCGCGTTTTACAATACCCATAACTTCATTATTAAAAACCATCACTCTATAATTATCCCCAGTATAATGTTCTTCAACTATAATATTTTTCATTGTATTTTTTGTTTTCTGTAATAAATCATTAACTACTTTCGTTAATTGATTTTCATTTTTAATATTAGTTGTTACTCCATATCCTTGTGTACCTTTATTTGGTTTAATTACCAATGGATATTTAAGATGATTTATACTATTTATATTATTTTTCATAGTAAGAGAATTATTCCATATATATGATTTTGGCATAGGTATATTGTGTTTTACTAGTAAATTATTTGTTTTTATTTTATCATTACAATTTTTTAATCCAGTTTTAGTATTAAAATTTCTATTATATTTAATATTTATACCATCTTTTATTAATATTTTGTTATCTCTATCTATTTTAATATTGTTTCGATTAAGTCCATCTACCATACATTTTTCTTTAAAACTTATACCTTCAATTACTGGTAGTTGTATATAATATATAAGTATAAGTATACAAACTGTAAAAAATATTACTTTTATATACTGCATTACTATAGACATATACTATAGACATATATTATTTACTAATCTATTTAAAGTACTAAATATATATATATATATCATAATGAATAAATTATATGTATATACTGATGGTGCATGCAGCAATAATGGAAAAGAAAACGCCAAAGCTGGTATCGGCATTTATTTTCAAGATAATGATTCCCGTAATGTCTCTAAGAGAATCACTGGTAAACAAACCAATAATAGAGCAGAACTTCTCGCTATTATTGTTTCCTACTTTATTATAGAAAATGATATTGAAAAAGGATTAAGTATAGTCATTGTAACGGATTCAGAGTATGCGATACGTTGTTTTACGACATATGGCGAGAAATGTGATAAACAAGGATGGAAAAAGGACATTCCTAATAAAGAACTAGTGCAACAAGGATATGAGTTATTTAAAAATAAACAAAATGTTACATTAAAGCATATTCGTGCTCATACGGGTGCGACGGATGTGCATAGCATAGGCAATGCGAAAGCAGATGCCTTAGCGACACAATGTTTGTTTTAATCGCTACATTGTTATATCATTTATTTCATAAACAAAAAAACTATAGGTACAACTACCGCATAAAAACACCATTTAGATTCCCAATCATTTAAAATTTTATCAGGTTTTATTGATTTTGTGTAAATAACACTTAATATAAGTGTTATTAATGTTAACATAAACATTAAATAACCTTTTTGTTTATCTTTTAAGAATAACCACGTAAAAAACAGACAACTAAAATAAAAAAATAAATAAGTGTTCCATGATATACTATTTCTATCTATATTAAAATCCCACAACAATTCACCATTATTTTTATTAGTATTTAAACTACATAATTTAACTGTTTTATTTATAATATGATGATATACGACAATTAATAAAAGTACACAATATACAATAATTAATACTTGTAAAATATTTTTTGGTATAATGGTAGTGTTAAAATAATAAGCACCAATTAATATTGATAATGGTTGTAAAATTAAATTAACATGTGCCAATATACTACCATAATGATTTAAATTACTTTTACAATGAATATCACTCCATATTAATGCTTCTGCTAGTTGGATATGAACGAATGTTAAACAAAAAAGTGCGATATGTTTATTAGTATTGTTTTTTGATAATAATAATAATATAGATGCGGTTACTCCTATTATATAAGAAGTTATCGACGATTCAAAACTAAAACACATATATATATATATTATGTAATAATTTAAATTTCTTACTGCCTTATCAAGATGCTAACCTAATATTTAACTACACAATGTTTGTTTTAATCGCAAAAATCGAGTTGTTTGCTTGCTTCATCGGTAATTTTCTCAGGGTATGCCAGTTGTTGTAGTACATTCATACCTCCTTTAATAGAAGAAATACCTGACGATATTTTATAAGTAAATTGAATACCATTATCTGTATTTTTAATTTTCATATGATTATTTTTAATATGTTTATCATTGTTTAATTTCTCGCAAAGATCAACAAAATGGGTGGTTAAATAGAATCGTACATTTTTCATATTATTCATATATTTCAGATAACCATAAGCAGCTGCCGATGCTTCAAATGGGTTGGTTCCAGAATAAAGTTCATCAAATATTATAAAATGTGAATCTTTTTTATTAATTTCTATTTTATCAAGTATTTCTTTACATTGTCTTGCTTCTGCTTGAAATAAACTATCACGACCAGATGTATCAGGTATATTCATATAGCAATAAAAATGATGTATTGGTTTAATACTTGCTTTATCATAAAATCCACCGCCGATTTGTTGTGAAAATAATTGATTTAAAAAGGTTGTTTTTAATATAGTTGTTTTACCTGATGCGTTAGGTCCTGTTATAATATGATTGTTTTTAAAGTTAACATTATTTTTAATAACTTTATTGTTATTTTTTAAATTAGGATAATATGCATTTTTCATTTTTGAAACTTTGTTAGTTAGAGTACAATATTGTATCTTTTCGTTTTTATGTAAACTATCAATACATTGTAAATAACCAGTCATACCAAATGCATATTGTATAGTTTTATTATACTTTTCATGTGTATGTAACATATAGAATTCTTTCATAACAATACCAAGTTCTATAAAGTTTTTAAAAGAATATTTTAAAGGTTGAATAGAATCAAGAACATTAATAAGTTCGTCTATATCTAACATGCGTTTATTCATATTTTGTTTAAAAGGTTTATAACTAATTAAATCTTTCATATGTTTATCTAAATCAAGCATATGTAATTTTACTTTTATAAGATATTGTTTAATTATTTTAATATATTCATGAATTTTGTTAAAATGAATAATAAACCTATAACAAATCAATATATTTTGATACATGGTAAAAATAAAAAAACCTAAACTTCCTAATAAAGATATCTTTTCTTTTAATTCAGCAGTTGAAAACTTAGTAAACAATGCACCAACCGCATGACGTTGCAATACAGTTTTTAATACTTCTGTATATTTTTCCATTGTAATCGGTATTTTTTTAAGTTTAAGCATTATAAATGGTAAAAATAATAGTATAATTGGTGTTATTAATGATAATATAGGTGACATTATAGTTGTTATTGATACATAGAATAATACAACAGGTGATTCATTAAACATTTTTAAATGGTTCCATTCTATGTATTGATATCGTTGAAGAAAACCATTGTCGTTTTTTATACTTTTCCAAGTTTTTTCAATAGTATCATCCAATATTAAAGGAGTTATAGGTTTATAATTCTTATATAACTGAATAGAATCTTTAATAAATTGGGTATTAGTAGTATAATGTTTCGCCCAATGTGATAGTAATGTTTTACTAAATACTGTATTAGGTTCAAATATATAATTATACATGGCATCTGTAGTTTCATCTTTAGATGATATACATTCTAAATCAGTAATAATTTGATTATCTAATGTTTTCACGTTATCTAATAACATAATAGGTAGTGAAAATTCATTTAATATTGATGTAGTTTCATACATAATAATATATGTAACTACATAGAATAATTTAGATGGTTAAACGACTATGTTTTGAGGTAATTCTTGGATAGATGTTTGATATACTTCTTCTATACCTTTCATTAAATGAATATCATATTTGGTTACAAAATTAATAGCAACTCCTTTTCTACCCCATCTACCTGAACGTCCTATTCTATGTAAATAAGTATATACACATTTTGGAATATCGAAATTAATAACAGTACTTACTTGCTGAATATCAATACCACGTGCGGTTACATTAGACGATATACAAACACGATGTTTTCCATTTTTAAAATCTTGATAGGTTTGGTCTCTTTCGCTTTTATCCATTCCACTGTGTATGCAACATACAGGGAAATTATCTGTTATCATAGCATTATATAAATCAGTAACCCGTTTAAGACTATTGCAATATATAATTGCTTGAGACGATGATATCCAACTAAATAAATCTTTAATAGTTATAAATTTATCATTATCATTTTCTAAAGCTATATAATATTGAGATATGCCTTCTAATGTAAGCATATCCGTTTTTACTAATATTTCCACAGGTTCACGCATAAATTTGGATGTTAATTCATGTAATTCGGTAGGCAATGTTGCACTAAATAAAGATACACATATATTTTGAGGTAGATATTGAAATATTTGATAAATTTGTTCTTTAAAACCTACCGATAACATTTCATCTGCTTCGTCTAATACTATTATTTTTAAATGTGATATATCTATAATATTTCTACGTAACATATCATTCAAACGTCCTGGACATGCTACTATAATTTGTGGATTTTCATGAATACTAGTAATATTGTCTGATACACTTATATTTCCAGTCATTAATGACGTAGTTACGTTAAGCATTTTACCTATACTCATTATAACATTATTCGTTTGATATGCTAATTCACGTGTAGGTGATAAAATAATTGCCTGTGGTTTTTTTACACTTTCATCAATTAATTGTAATGTGCCAATTGTAAATGCACCAGTTTTACCAGTACCTGATTGTGCTTGTGCAATAAGGTCTTTTCCATTTTGCATCGGAATAATAGCTTGTTGTTGTATCGGACTTGGATTTTCATACCCATAAGCATAAATTCCACGCAATAATGGAATTTTAATATTTATATGTTCGTCATCCCATTTTTCAAATGTTGTTTCCATTAATTATATTATTATGCAGTTTTTAAGTATATAAAAATAATCATATAAAAATAATTTTATATTATAGTTATATGGCATTAGTATACAATTTAAATGAGTTTCAATCCATTAAAAGTTCTGGTTTTGAGTATACAATACCTGATGATGCCCGTGAATTAATAACTTTGTTAGCAAATTTAGTAGGTTCACCTAATTATTCAAAAAGTCCTTATTTTATAAAACAAGATAAAAAGAAAAAGAAAATTACCCAAGCTAATTCTAATATAGGTTGGGAAATGTTACGAAATTTTAAAAAAACAGAACTTAAAAATAAAAATGATATTGAAAAAAAAATTGATGCAATTCGTATATTAATGAATAAATTAACTGCAGAAAACTATGATAAAGTTAAAGATTTAATACTAAAGGATCTTACCGAATTACATATTGAGGATGATATAGAAAACCAAGAAGCAGAAAATATATTTAATAAGGTTATATCAGTATTATTTACAATTGCATCTTCTAATCAATTTTTTTCTCATTTATATGCAAAATTATATACAGATATTTCAAAACAATTCACTATATTAAATATTCATTTTAATAACACTTTAAAAGGATATTTAGAATTATTTAAAAATATTGAAAGTTGTAATCCGGACGAAGATTACAATAAATTTTGTGAAATTAACCAACAAAACGATCATCGTAGGTCAATTAGTGCATTTATAACAAATTGTATGATGTTAGGTAATATAGAATTAAAAATCATAATTGATATAATATTCATGTTACAAACAATGATGTTAGATTCCATAAATGATATCATGAAAATAGAAGAAATCACAGAAAATTATTTTATATTAGTTACAGTGGGACTAAATAAAATAGTATTATCTGATGAATGGGGTACCATTTATGAAAATATTCAAGATAATTCTAAAAATAAATCGTTCAATAATAAAATTCGATTTAAATTTATGGATTTACTTGATTTAACTAGTTAAAGATATAACATTTCATTACTATAATGAATATTATTATTAATGAAAAACCTAATATAGAAAAAGATTCTACAATAGATATATATTCAGACAATACAGTAGCAAAAGAAATAGATTATTCTATTAACTATACACTTCCCTTAATACAATCTATATGTGGATTTTATGAAATACCCTATAAACGTATAAAAAAACAAGATTTAATATATAATTTGGTTGAATTTGAATCTAATATAGAAAATATAGAAACAGTAGAAGAACGTAAACGATTATGGTTTTATATGGAAGAATTAAAAAAAAATAAGTATTTAAGTAAATATATTATATATATGTAAAGTAGATGGTAAAATCTTACATTTCATTACAAAACGTTATTTATAAAGAAGAACCATATGTTGATCCTATAGATAGAGCAAAAGAACTAATACAATATAGGCTACCGTTATTTGAATTTCCTAATGTTACTATAGCAACAGGTACAAAATGTACTGAATATGAAAAAAAAGGAATTATATATCACTATTGTTATTTGATTTCAAATAATAAAGGTATAAAAATAGGTGTGTTTGAATTTCCTTCTAATCGTTATGAATCTTATTTAGATATTGATAACCCCGATGAAATAATGTGTAGTAGATTATTACCACATTTATTATTATTTGATAATGCTAGAGATAACGTTATTCAATCCATATACGAATCAAATGCAGGCAAAACATTAGGTACATTAGAACCTTACAAATTAGCTAGATTAGCATTACCGCATGTTGATACCATTCCATTTTCATTAGATATGGTAAAACCAGATGTTGCTAATACAAATCCATCGAATAATCATTTTTTAGGTATAGAAGGTTTACAAACATTAAAAAGTACAAATTTAATAAATTGTATAGCAAATGCTATACATAATGTATTAAAAATGTCACTAAAAGATACTATAGTATATTTATATGGTATATTATCAGACCATATTACAATATCTATGTTTGATACATTAAAATCAATGCATATTATGATAGAAGATAAATTAAATGCTATAAAATTGCAAAATAAAGAATTAAAGCAACAAATTGTTGCTGATAAAAAAAAAATAAAACAATCTTCATATACTGATGCAGATTTTCAAAATATTATAGAAAATATAAAACTTTTAAAACAACAAAGTCAATTCTTATTATTAAAACAAAAATATTTACAGAATTTACTAGACGAAAAAGAATATATGCGTCATATAGATACGCTAGATGATTTTAAAGCATTTATAAAATCGGGTGATTACATATGCGAACCATGGACCATAGAAATATTAGAACGATTAATGAACGTTAAATTAATATTAATATCCACTGATATGCCACAATGGTTAGTATGTTCTAGACAATCACCGTTTCCACATAATATGTCATTATTTAATCCATTATACTATATATTATTAGAATTTACAGGCAACAATTATACTATAATAGAGGTTAATAGTTCAAAATTGTTAACATTTCAAAATATACCATTAATTATAAAAGATACAGTTATAAATCGATGTTTAGAAAATAGTGAAGGTGTCTATGCTAGTATACCATTATTTGTAAAATATAAACAATTTAAGTTAACAAAAGAACAGTTAACTAACAGTAATATTGTTTTAGATTTAGAACCAGATAAAGATATTATAGTAATAAGTGATTTATTAAAAAAAATCCCATATCCTGGTGGTGTTTATACCGAACGAATGGATTTCGAAAATGTATTAAACAATGGGTTAGTTCAAGATAAGTCATGGCGAGAAAAATTATGTGATAATTATATTAAACCCGATGGACGTTTTAAATTAGGTGATAAAGAATGGTCTAGTGTTAATCATTACGTAACCTCTCAAGAATTAAAGCAACGTGATCCTGCGAAGAGTGATAAATTAAGTATAACCAGTGGTTCAATTTTATCTAAAAAAACAATTCCTTATATGGATTTAGATAATAATGATCGATATAGTGCTGTTTTTGCAAAATTTTCTCAAAATCCTTTATTAAAAGATTTATTAATGCAAACAGGCGATGCTAATTTATATATGTATGTAACTGGTAAACCACCTGTAAGATTATTATCACATGAAAAAGTTAGAAATATTTTACAAAATTAAATTTATAATGATATTTTAAATAGACTAGTACATTAAAATTAAAAATCTATTCATGTAGTATGAATAACTTCATCAACCAGATGAATAGATTACCTTTATATCACAAACCTAAATTATCTTTTATAAAACAAACATTCCTTTCTAATTTATTTTCTATATTTCATCAAACCTATACCGATTTAGATATGTCAAGTATAACTTATTCAATAATTAAAAATAAATCTGCAACATTAGCGAGAATAAATGAGGATTTAAAAGATGTTTCACCTGAAATAACTGAATATATCAAATCACATACTTTATATGATCTTCAATTACAATATCAAAAAGGTGAAGTTAATATCATTATAATTTTCTCGCTATTTTCCGATAATAAAAAGGATTTGGATACATATAAACGTTTTGGACCGTGGATTATTCATTGGTTTAGTATATGTTATCAATTTAGCGAGAAAAAATGTAAGTATCCTGTTCGAGCACATTTGTATTTAACACCTTTTGAAAAAAAAATTCCTAGTACTGGTATATTAAATGAAAAACATGCTAATACAGCATTTACGTGGAAATGTATTCCAGATAATAAAATAATCATCTATCGTCGTGAAGAATGGTTTAAGGTGTTACTACATGAATCATTTCATTATTTTAATTTTGAAAACTTTAAAGTAAGTGATGAAAACCGTTTAAAAGAATGTTTTCCGTTGGATGTACGTTTAGAAATAGGTGAAGCATATGGTGAATTTTGGGCGAGAACATTGAATTGTTTTTATCAGGCATATTTTATAGATAAAGAGCATTCTCGCAAAATAAATGTATTAAACCATTTTTATAGATTAATGTATATAGAAAGAATATTTTCTATTTATCAAGCAGTTAAAATATTAAAATATATGAAAATATCTTATATAGATTTATACGCAAAAACACAAAAAGGTGATTTAATAAGAAAAGAATATAAAGAACATACAAATATTTTTTGTTATTATGTTATAACATCAGTATTAATGAATGAATATCAAGGTCTTATGGAGTGGTGTTATAAAAATAATAAAGATGATTTGTTTAATATACATATTTCAAATAGTCATTTATTTATAGATTATTTAAAAAATATATGTAAAACGCCTTCTTTATTACATAATATAAATGTATTAAGTAATTCATTTAATTTAAATACAAATCATAGTTTACGTATGACAATATTAGATTTTTTATAATACATTATATTATAGATATAATGCTAATTACATATTTGATAATAGGTATCTTATTATTTTTATGTTTTAAATATGATTTAAAACAAAATACTATAAAATGTATTTTAAGAGCAATATTATTTGTATTATTAGCATATGTAATTATAGAAATGAATTATAGAGAAGGATTAGCATTTACGATAGACGATCAAAGTCAAAATGATATAACATTAAAATTTAATAAAATAAAAAAGAAAAAGAAAAAGAAAAAAGCGTGTAAATATTTTAAAAAGCAAAGAACTACTTCCATAGCAAATTTTAATAATCAAATCAAAGATATGACAAATTATCCTGATTTAACAGAAACAGTATTTAGTTCTGCAGGTTCTATCAATGATATAGATGATATGTATTCAACACAATTTGATGTAATACAAGATAATTTCGATGATTTATATGCACTTTACCAATTACAAGAATATTGTGAAGGAACTAAATCAACGTGATAAAATATATATAGTATATAGTATATAGTATAAACTATGTATAAAAATCGGTCAGGTACTTTTTATAAAAGTATTTTAATTGGATTGATAACATTAATAATCATTAATGGTTTAGCATATATATTAGATGAATTTGGTGTTAATCTTAAATTATCTACATTTATAGGTCTTTTAACAGGATTATTGTTTAATTTTTTTATGCAATTTAGATTATATTTAATACGTAGTAATAATTCAATAACATCAATGATTATATATTATATTATAACGGATATTATGATTATGATTTCTTATCAATATTTAGTTAACAAGGGTATAGATGATAAAAAAGAAATAGAGGCGTATATACCATCATATTTGGATGATTATTATATATATATTATTCGTTTATTAGTAGGAGCATTAGTATGGTTATTTATATCTTATCCACTACGTAAATATTGGGTTTTTGCTTGATGTCGAAAACAATATTTAGAATTTGTTTTAGGTTTATATTTGCAAGGTTCTCCTTTTAGTGTTGTTGCCATGCACCGATAAATATAGCATCCGTTGGGTAGTTTGCATTTGTTTTCCATCCAAGCTTTACTTGCACCATCAAAATCAATAGTAACTTCCATTTTGTTATTATAGATATTAATAAAAAAATATAATTTCAATTTATGATAGTATAAATTGAAATATACAAATATAAATAATACGTATGTAAAATGGGTATTCCACAACTTCTCAAATTTATAAATAAGAATTGTTCTAATTATAGTAAAAAAATCACTTTATCAGAATTATCAGGTAAAAAGATAGTTATAGATACTAGTATATATTTGTATAAATATAAGATTAAAGAGAAATTATTTGAAAACTTTTATTTGTTGTCTATGTTGTTGTTGGAGAATTCTATATTGCCTATATTTGTGTTTGATGGACCTACACATTTTTATAAGCACCGAACTTTAGCAAAGCGTAATCGTATTAAAAAAAATGCAGAATATAAATTAAATAATATTACAAAATTCAAAAAACCTATAGATAATAAACAATATAATAGTCTTCGAAATAAAACAATTCGAATTACAAATGATGATATTTCATGTGTAAAAGAGTTATTGAATACGCTTGGAATAATGTATGTAGATGCACCATACGAAGCAGATGAAGTATGTGCTATGTTAGTGCATAAAAAAATAGTATACGCCTGTTTAAGTGATGATACTGATATGTTTGTATATGGTTGTTCTAAAATATTGCGTAGTATAAATTTGTTTGATGAAAGTGTTGTTTTGTATAGCATGTCTCCAATACTTCGTTCGTTACGCATATCACAAAGTACGTTTAGAGAAATATGTTTATTATCAGGTACAGATTATAATAAATCTTATGGTACAATATATAATAATTATATGCGATATTTAACCTATAAATCAGAAAACGGTAATACAAGTTTCTTTCAATGGTTACATGATAAACAAATTATTAAAGGAATTATATTTATTTCAAAATTATATATTAAATTTGATATTGTATCCGCAAATTATGAAGAATTAAAAGTTTTTGAGAATATAACTTTATATAAAAAAGATATATTCACACCTAAATTAAAATTATTGCTGCGTAAAAATTATTTTATAAATCCGTAATAGTGAAATTACGAGGAAGAAGAAGCAAGAGGAGCGGCACCTGCCTTTGCGAAATGAGGACTCATATATTTTTGTAGGTTGAAGTAGGTTAGTTCATCCGAAGCAGTAAGACTGAGAAGCGACTTAAGCTTGTTATCTGGGTTAATCTTGCGACCATTTGTAGGATCTTGAAGCTTATTGGCACGGATGTATGCATTAATCTCGCGGGTTACTTCAGTGCGGGCAAGTTCGGAACCCTTGGGCTTACCAAGGAAAGTGGCTAGTTGGTCGCTAATAAGAGTAGGCTTTACAAATCCACTTGGTTGACGGTTACCAGTCTTGCGCTTGCGCTTTTGGTTAGCCTTTTGTACTGCCTTTAGTTCACGTTCCGCACGCTTTTGAAGTGCACGGAATTCGGTAAGAAGCGAAGACATTTGCGTACGCATCGATGTAAGACGACCAGTGAATTCAGCAAATTGTTCGCCAAGTTCATTTTGAGTAGTCTCTTCTACAACAGTTTCTACTGCAACAGGTTCTACTGGTTTGGGTGCAACAGATTTAACTGCTTTGGTCTTGGTTGTCTTGGTTGTGGTTGTTTTGGGAGCGGATACTTTCTTAGGAGGCATTATACCCTTTATTATTGTTACCTTTTTAAGTCAATTTTATTATTAATATATTATTATTTTATTTTGTAATGAAATACAGTAATTAAACGAATATTTTTTTTATGTCATAACAGATTGATATAACCAAGGTAACGCGAATGCAGCATCAGGATTGATTAATGTTAATGCTGTTAATATATGCGCGGCTCCTAAACTACGATATTCATCTGTAACACCATAATATACAAATTCTTCAATAACAGATAATATAAATTTATTTAAGGTATTTTCAGATACAGCTATAATATCAATTTGAATATTTAAAGCAAAACGCCTAAAGGGATTGCCTCGAGGACAAATATTTTGTCGAACTTCTGGTGTTAATCCTAAACGATAAAACCAAATATCATATAATTCGCGAATAAATCTGGTTTTTTGATATCTATTTAAGGATAAAAACCAGTCTGGATTTGTATAATTACCTAGATCATCTATATACTGAAAAACGTTTATGACTCGATCTTCGTAACTCAAATCTTGATTATTAATAGTATTATTTTCTATTTTCAATTCTATAGGAATTTTAAGTATTTTACTTAGTCTTATCTTTTGTTTTATATTATCTAATACATCTAATGAAATTGTTTTACGATTATAGGGATTTGTTTTTTTAGAATTTGCTTTATTTATCCAGTTTAATATAGATTTAATGTCAAAACCATATGTATGATTATCATCTTTATCTGTAAAACTAAAAAATTGGGGAAATGAAATATTAGATATATCATCCAATGTTAATATATCTGTATCATTTACACAACAAGAACGTTTTAAAAGACCTATACCACTATATTTACAGTATTGTTGAATTAAATGTTTTCGATAAATATTTTGAATAGGTATAATTTTTGATGATAAGTATAAATGATTATATATATTTTTTAACAACTCGGGTTTATTACCACTTTGCTTTATTTTATAGAATTTACATATTTTTTTTAATTGAGTTACTCTATAATTAAATTGCATTATCCATTTAAATTGACTATATTTGGGTATTTTAAAATCGGCATCGTATATTTTTTTTTTCTTTGGTTTATCTGTTTTATATTTGGATGATATAATATCAGTATAAGGATCCATAACTGTTTTACTATAAATACAGAATTTCTTTCAATATTCTTTTATATTTAATATAATTTATATTTTGTTTTTTAAGATTTCAAAGTATGGAAAAAAATTAATCAAACAATGTTTAATTTAACATAAATTGATTTAAAGAAATATTAATATAGTTAGAGTAATAACCATGTCTTCTCTTGCCGCTTCCGTTTCTTCCGCTTCTTCTGAACCTACTGGAATTGTTCGTATCAATACATTTGATTTGCATAATATTCAGTTTGGTTCACCAAAAGTAAATGCATCTGGAGGAAAAAATGTACCACTATATAATTCTCAAGTTAAAAAGGGTCTTACTCTACAATCTCCTCTTATGTTGACATGGGGAGTAAATGAATGGACGGATGATAATTCTGGACGTAAAACATATGATATGGCACTACAATTTCCTACCGAAGAATATGCTAATGAAAATACACGCAAGTTTCTTGAAAATATGCTTTCTCTTGAATCACATATTAAAGAACAAGCAGTTGAAAAATCGAAGGATTGGTTTAATAAAGCGAAAATGTCGCCTGAAGTAGTTGAGGCACTTTGGACTCCAATGCTACGATATCCTAAAAATAAAGAAACGGGTGAACCTGATACCTCCAAAATGCCTACTATGAAAATTAAACTACCTTATTACGATGGAAAGTTTGAGTTTGAACTATATGATAACAACGGTGATAATCTATTTAACGCACAACATTCGGAAATTCATCCAATTGAACTCATTCCTAAAGCATCTAACGTTGCTGTTGTAGTACAATGCGGTGGTATTTGGTTTGCAAACGGTAAGTTTGGAATTACTTGGCGTCTCGTACAAGCACTTGTAAAACCTCGTGCATCGCTTAAGGGAAAATGTCATATTGAACTAGATACTGATGAAAAGACTAAACTTGACAAACAAGTAGTTGCGGATGAGGAAGCGGTTACAGATGTACCTGATTCGGATGAGGATGAACCAGCACCAGAACCAGAACCAGCACCAGTTAAAAAAGTTAAAAAAGTAGTTAAAAAGAAAACTACAACGTAAAATAAAATAAAATAAAATAAAATAAAATATTCTATATATATATATTTTTTGTCCGTGTGGCGCAATGGAAGCGCGTGAGACTTCTAATCTCGAGGTTGCGGGTTCGACCCCCGTCACGGACTCTTTGACATTTTGTCCGAGTGGTTAAGGAGGTGGACTTGAAATCCACTGGGCTTTGCCCGCGTAGGTTCGAATCCTGCAAATGTCGTAATGATAATGAATAATATAATATATTAGTAATTCATATATTATATTATTTATCTTAATGTAGAACCTAAACATACACGAAGACAACCTTTACTGGTGCCTTTATTTAACCCCCAACTATTTACATTTAATGCTTTTTTTCCGCGAGATTTGCGACGACGACGCGAAATGTTTTTTTTACGATATACTCTTTTTCTAGTTGGACTTTTACGTTTTTTACCACCATATCTTATACGACGCGTTTGTTTATACATATAGTATATTGTTAGATAATATATTTAAAAAACTTAAAATAATATAATATATATGGACGAACACGAAAAATTACAACTTCAAAAACTTATTGCTGCAAACGATTCAGTAGATACTACAGAAGAAATAAGAAAAGTGAAACATAGTATGAAAATTAAAGATGATGTTGAACGATTATATAAACTAAAATTGCAACATTATAATCTATTACATCATGATAAAAACAAATTTAATGATATTGGCATGAAAGAATGTAAATTTTTATACACTAATTATACAGATATTTATCATAAAATGGTTAATGGTAACCTAAATATGAAAATATTCGAACAATTTCTTAATGTTTTACATGATATTGAAAATGGAGAAATCGACCAACACGAAGGTTCTTATAAAGTAGGCGCTTTACTCAAAAAAATTTATATTGATAGCGCTTTATCCGAAAGTGCTAAACGCGACGAACAAGTACCGCCTCGCAATACGGGCAATTCTAGTATGAGTTGGAAAGATTTTAAACAACGCTCCTCTTAAATTAACTATTATAATATAAACATAAACTGTTTATATTATGTAAATATGAGTGAAGACAAAATCAAAATTTATCGTCTAACCGCCGACTATAAAAAGTCCACGTATCAAACCGAACAATGGAATAATACCTTATCTAATGGCAAACCGGTTCGTTTTGAAATAACAAATTACTTTTATTGGGGCACATTTGAAATAGAATTAACAGACAAGGAAAAAGAAGAAATATTAAAAAAAGATAGTATTATATTAAATGATTATACAGGGGTTTCGGTAGAAATGTTAGATAGTGGTTGCGAATATTTCGATGAAATTTGCAATAAGGAGAGTTATACACCAGAAGAGTTGAAAGAAATACACCGACTTCTTTATTTAGATCAGGACGACAAAGAATCTTATACCAGTGACTGTGAAGATGTCAACGAAGAGGTATTAGAAAAAAATGGTTGGACGATGGACGATACTATTTATGGTATCAATACTGGTTGCGAATTGGAATGTATAAGTGATTAGATCAGGTTTTTTTTTGTTTGTAATTTTCCTTCTTTACGTTCAACATGAACATATTCTTTTTTTGTTTTTGTAGGTGTTCGCCTAACTGATGACTGACCCTTGGCGTTTGCTATCACCTCCCGAAGTTTCGGTATCGTTTCCGCGAGAAATACCTTGGGTTCCGTTTCTCTAGTTACCAAATTATTAAATGCATCGGCATAACCACGATGCCAGAAATTACCTGCATCACCAATATTATTATCTAATATGGATGATCTTATACCGCGGTATATGAAATTTAATATATCAAAGGCTTCACGTAACAATATATGACTTAATCCCCAGTCTACTAAATTAAAGATAAACAACAACGTCAGTCGTAAATCATGACCTACTCTACCTTTTCCTTTACCTTCTTTTATTGCTTTAGTATTAAATGTTCCGTACGGTCCAGCACTTTCCCAATTAAAACGATAATCATTCATCTTAAACGTCGCAAAACCAAAATCAATTAAAAACCATTGATAACTTTCACCTTGCTTGCGATACATTATATTACCCGCATGCATGTCTCTGTGATAAAACTCATATTTGTCTTGTAATAATATAAGTGTATTACATAAACACTCAAACATATCGGTAATCACCTTAGTCATTTTCATTTTATAAGTATGTTCTGTCACACTTCTAGGTCTTGTTTTTTGAATAAAATTATACAAGGAGTCGTCTAATGGTTCCATACCCAAAAGAGGTGTTTCATTTAATCTCGCCATGAAATAAGGTTTTGGAATCTTTGCATATTTAGGTTGACTTAGTGCTTGTCGATGGGCATGACAAAACAACTCATTTTGAATAATAATCTCGGTATAATAATCAATGACGTCCGTTCGACTAGTCATGGGTTGAAGAGATTGTTTGATCGCGCAATTTTTATGTCCGAATGTACCTTTGTATATTTGACCATATCCTCCTTTTCCTATTACGTTTGTTGCACGAATTAAATGAGGACCCAAGTATAAATCACGGTTTTCTATCTTACTTCCTGTTAGTTGTTTACCTTGTTTATTGGTGATAAATGGCGAGAGATCGTGAAGTTTAAACATTTTATCTTTTGACCATTCTAACATTTTTTCAGCAGGTTTATTAGGTTCATGCAATTTTTTACGAATATTTCTTAATACCAAACAAACATCCTCAAAATAATCTGTTTCTGTTATCCCTAATTCTTTATACGAATGTTTTACACGCATCACGTCTAATTTTGAATCTTTTGCTCTTTTATCCCTAAGAACCGATGATGGGTTTCGTATGGTTTTATGTTTTACTGATGTTTTTCTAGTTTTTAATTCTTTTTTTTCACAATATCCGGTTTTTTTATTACATCGTGTGCCTTTATTACAACGCTCTCCATCGTCACATCGTTGTTTACGAGTCATGCTTGCCTTCACAGGCGTAGGCGTTTTTGCCTTCACAGGCGTAGGCGTTTTTGCCTTCACAGGCGTAGGCGTTTTTGCCTTTACAGGCGTAGGCGTTTTTGCCTTCACAGGCGTAGGCGTTTTTGCCTTCACAGGCGTAGGCGTTTTTGACTTCACAGGCGTAGGCGTTTTTGCCTTCACAGGCGTAGGCGTTTTTGCCTTAGGACTAGGAGACCGCTTAGGAGGACTACCAAAGAAAGAATTGGGAATCTTGGTGTTTTCACGCGCGGAAGCATGCGTAGGCGTTTTTGCCATTGCATGCGTAGGCATTCTTGCTCTCGCAGGCGCACCCGGTGTTTTTGCTCTCGCTGGCGCACCCGGTGTTTTTGCTCTCGCAGGCGCACCCGGTGTTTTTGTCATTGCAGGCGTAGGCGTTTTTGCCATTGCAGGCGTAGGCGTCATTGTTCTATCAGGCGAAGTTTGATTGGCGAAAGCATTTTTTTCTGTAGCGAGTTTACAAAAATGCATAAGATGTTTCACCGAATTATTGTTAGGCAAAGGTTCCCCTTTTTTAATTTTTTCAATTAGTTCTTCAATTGGAATTTGATTATTATTCTTTTTAGTTTTATTAGATTTTACAGTGCTATGAACCGTTGCTGTCTCTTTTTTTGTTGTAGTAGGATTATGAATTAACTTAAATATTTTAATTATATCATCACTGTCACAGTTAGATACTGGTTTTACTAAACCCTTATTATTTCGGTAACTTAAATTACCTTTTTTATTAATAATAATAGGATATTTTTCCCAAGTTCTATTATTAACGTACATTGGTTTTTTTTTTCCAGATATAGTAACTATGCTACAAACCCATTCGGTTTTTCGTGCACCACCTTTCAGAGTAGACATATATATATATATATATAACTACATATAAAAATATATATACATAG